AGTCGTTCCTGTTCAACGTCCTGGCGCTCTACAGCGACGACGCCGGCACCCCGCAGATTCTGGAAGTGCGCAAGTCGGTGTTCGGCCAGATCGTCGATCTGATCGAGGAGTGGGGCGGTGCCGTGTTCGATCCCGAAGCGCCGCAGATCATCGTGATCAACCGCGACGGCAAGGGTCTGAACACGAAATACACCGTCCAGATCAGCCCGAAGAAGCACACGCTGCCGTCCGGCGTGTTCGGCAAGATCAACAACCTGGACGAGTATGTCCGTCAGGAGAACGAAGAGCAGCAACGTCGTGCTCTGTCGGCCATCAGCTCCGTCGCTGGTCTGCTGCCGGCCGCCTCGCCCGCCGCCGAGAAGCCGCGCACCGCCGCTTCGACCATCGACTCGTCCGACGACGATCTGCGCGAGTTGGAGGCCCGCAAGGCCGCTGCGCTCAAGCCGACCGCCGCCGACATCGCGCTCGATGACGAGCTGGATGATCTGCTTGGTGACCTGGCCGGCACCGACGCCTAACCGGCTCGGTTCTGTGACAAGAAGCCCGCTTCGGCGGGCTTCTTCATCAGGAGAACACATGGCAAGGATCAACATTATCGATGGCAACTCCATCGGTCACGCCGCGCATCGCTCGACCCGCCTGAGTGCTGGCGGCCTTCAAACTCAGGCGGTGTTCGGCTTCATTCGCACGTTGCGCGACATGCTGATCGAGCACCCGGACTTCACGCCAATGGTGCTGTGGGACGGCAAAGCGCAATGGCGCTTCGACCTGCACCCGGAATACAAGTCCAACCGCGACAACGACCCGAAGAAGGTGGAGGAGCGCAAGCACTACGTCGCGCAACGCCCCTACATCGCACGCGCACTGGAGCATCTGGGCGTGCGGCAGATGACGGTCATGACGCACGAGGCTGACGACATGGCGGGTCATCTGGTCGGGCAACTGACCAAGCAGCCGACCAACGAAATTCTGCTCTCGACGGGCGACCAGGACTGGATTCAACTCGTGCGTCCGGGCGTGACCTGGCGCGACCACCGCGACGACTCCAAGATCGTCATGATGGACAACCTGATGGACAAGACTGGCTACCCAACGCCGTATGCCTTCCTTGAAGGTAAGTGCCTTCAGGGCGACACCTCCGACGTGATCTCTGGCGTGGGCGGCATCGGTGAGAAGGGAGCGCCGGAATTCATCGCTGAGTTCGGTTCTGTGCGCAAGTTCTGGCAGCGCTGTGACAGCGGTGAATTCGTCCCGAAGAAGAAGGCGCATCAGCGTCTTGCTTCGCCCGAAGGGCGAGCGGTCTTTCGTCGCAATTTCCGCCTCATGCAACTGCTCAAGCCGCCCGTTCCCGATCCGAAGGACGTGCGGGTCGTGCAGGGCAAGCTCGACATCGACAAGTTCGCCGAAGTCTGCGAGGAGCTGGCCTTCGCCTCGATCCTTCGCAACGTCGAGAACTTCTGCAAGCCATTTGCCAAGAGGTCCGCATGAACTTTCTCAAAGCATGCCTGCGCTACGTGGGTGATCACCTTCTGTTGTTCAGCTTCGTTGTCGCCACGTTCGCGGGCGAGTTTGCGGCATCGGCGGCCCTTTTGGTCGCGACCTTTTATTTCAAGCTGGACGACATTCATGTTCAGCTCAAGAAGGTCGGCACGACCGCCAACATCAATATCGAAACCGTGACCGTCTCCGGTCGCAAGGAGGTTTGAAATGAGTTCCGTAGCTGATCTGGCCGATGCCCTGCTCAAAGGCATCGGCGACAACGCCGCTGGTCAAGCCGTGTCGCAGTTCATCGACACCGGCTACCCGCCACTCAACAAGATTCTGTCCGGGCGCTACGACGGCGGCCTGCCGTTCGGTCGTCTGGTTGAAGTGTTCGGCGAGTCCTCGACGGGCAAGACGGCGCTCGCAACCGACTGGATGGTGCGTGCGCAAAAGATGGGCGGCGTGGCTGGCTTCATCGACTGGGAGCGCTCCTTCGACGTGCATCTGGCCGAAGGCTTCGGGCTGAACACCGAGCGCCCGTTCTGGATTTACGCCAAGCCGAAGACCTGGGAGGAGGGCAACATGATCGCGGCGAAGGCATGCAAGCTGATCCGCGACTCCAATGTCATTCCCGCCGACGCGCCGATCCTGTTCGTGTTCGACTCCATCGCGGCGGCCCTGCCGAAGTCGATGGCTGACAAGGAGATCGACGAATACTCCATGAACGACACGACCGCGCTGGCTCGCGTGACCTCGACCACGCTCAAGGCGATGGCGCATCACTGCGAGGAGTTCAACGCGACCTTCCTCTACCTGAACCAGATGCGCCTCAAGCCGGGCGTCGTCTATGGTGACCCGCGCACCACGCCGGGCGGCAAGGCGATGGAGTTCTACGCTTCGGGCCGGCTGGCGCTCGGTCGTCAGAAGATCATGGAGACGAAGGACGGCGAGAAGGAGTTCATCGGGCAGAACATCTCCATCCAGTGCGTGAAGTCGAAGTTCACCAAGCCGTTCCAGGAGTGCTCGCTGCGTATGTCCTTCGACGACGTGGGCGCGGCCCGCTTCGACGTGGTGACGAGTCTGCTGGAGTATCTGATCGACAAGAAGCTGATCGAATACTCCAAGCCGCGTGTCACCTGGACGGACGGCAAGAAGTATTTCACGAAGGAGCTGGCGCGCAAGCTGACGGACGAAGGCGCCTACGATCAGCTCGTCGCGATGCTGCCCAAGTGACCTCCTAAGTGTCCGGCTCCCTAAAATTGTGCATGCAACAGGCGCAACCAAAGGAGCCGGACATGGAACAGAAGGTTGTCGGTTTTATCCCGCCGGTTATCGGCACAGAGGGTGAGTTCAACACGTTTCGCTTGGGCCTGACATACGCCAGAACGTTGTCGCCTGGGGACGAAGTGTTGCTCCTGAATGAGAAAGCTAAAATTGTCTTCGGTCGGGCGCGAGTCGAGCGTATCGAGACAGGTTGTCTTGGCGAAATGTGCCTGCTGTATGCGCACAAGAACCACACGGAACTGAGTAGTGATCCAGATACAGCGCCGCAGCATTTGCACAAAACGCTGTGCCGCATTTATGGCCCTCATATCGCTACGCCGACCAAGAAGACGACCGTGATTTTCATGAGGAGGCTGGAATGAGTTTTGGACTGAATGACACCCTGACATTCGGCAAATACAAGGGGCGCACCGTCAGCGACGTGATCCTCAATGATGTGGGCTGGTGCTGCTGGATTCGCGACCAGAAGAAGGAGCAGGGCCAGCCTCGTATGTTCGACGCCGAAGTGAACAAGGTGCTCGACGAGGCGATTCGCGACGATCGCAAGCTGCGGGCCAAGTTCAAGATTTGGCACCAGTCGGAGCACGACCTGGAGCGTGAAATCAAAGAGGCGGCCGAAGCGCGTCGGGCCATCGAGGATCGTGAGGCAAAGGCGCTCGACGCTCGACAGGCCGCCTACGCAGACTCTTGGGGTGCTTGGTGATCACCCGCGTTCCCCACAAGATCAACGGCCGCTTCTACGGCATGTTCTGTCACTGGGACGACGGCCGCTGCATCTACTTCGCCTGCCGCACCGGGAGCAAGATGCGCTCCTACCACTTTGACACGAATTCGTGGTGCTTGGACATCGACACGCTTCGCGCCGCTGAGTCTCGTGGCTGCAAGTGGATTGGAATCGAACACAAGGTTGGCACAAACAAGTTCGATTACTACATCACGCGGGTCGAGGACTTCTTTGGCGCAGACAGCGACCGCCACTACGGCGGCGATACGCCGCAGCGTCGGCTAAAGCGTCCGCTGTTCAGGGTTCTGGTGAGCAAATACGGCGCGAAAGGGCATCTTCTGTCGTCGATTCATGCAAAGATGCCTATCAAGTAGTAAGTCACCCCTGAGCTTTCTTGATACTATAAGCACATCGAAACAATGTGAGGTCGAAACATGAAAGTGAAGCGCTTTTCGAGTTGCCAAACGATAGACCGCGCGTGTCGTGAGCTGATCAAGACCGGGTGGTCGATCAAGTCCTGGAATCGTCACTGCCGACTAACGAATGGGATGGTGACGATCACCGTTCCCGGCTCTCCGAGCGACAGACGGGCCACGCTCAACTGGCTGGCACAGGTGCGTAACGCAGGGGTGAAAGTATGTTTCTAAGCGCCGCCGAAACGGCCAAAGAAAAGAAGGCGCGTCTTGACAGGGAGTATCGCGAAAAAAACGCCGAGCGAATCAACGCTCGTCGCGCCAAGTATCGCGAAGAAAACCGCGAAGCGATTCGCCAGCGTGCGCGTGAATACTACAGGGAGCATCCCGAGTGCTTTGTTTTGCACAACATCAAGACGCGGGCCAAGAAGCAGGGCGTCCCATTCGACCTGACGGCGGAAGATCTGGTCGTGCCTGAGTTTTGCCCCGTTCTCGGCATCAAGCTTGAGCGTTCGACGAACCCAAAAGGCGGCGTAACTGATTGCGCGCCCACTGTTGATCGCTTGATCCCGGAGCTTGGCTACGTCAAGAATAACATCATCATCGTTTCGCACAAGGCGAACCGAATCAAAAACAACGCGACCATTGAGGAGCTGGAGGCCGTTGCGACCTTCTACCGCGACCTCTTCATCGCCAAAAAACTGAAGGAGACCGCATGATTCTTTCGACAGCCGCGCTTTGTTTGGCGCTAAATGTTTACTGGGAAGCGCGCGGAGAGCCGATCGTGGGCCAAAAAGCGGTGGCTTATGTCACGTTGCGTCGGGCCAACTTTGACGAGCGCAACATCTGCAAGGAAGTGTTCAAGCCCAAGCAGTTCAGTTGGGCCAACCCGCTCACATCGGCACCGCCCGCCGAACGGGCAAGGCTTGCCAGTCGATTCATCCCGCGAGAGGGATGGGCCTGGCTGACCGCAAAGCGTGTTGCGGTCATGGCAATGCAGGGCAGGGCGGTCGATATGACGCTCGGCGCTGATCACTACTACAACCCGAACGAGGCTCGTCCGAGCTGGCGGCACGCGATGAAGCGCACCGCGAAGATTGGCAACCACGTTTTTCTGGCAAGCAGATAAGTCATAAATGACAAAGGAGAAAGTATGCGACCTTACGGCCTGATGGCGGACGCGCACCTTCACAACTGGAGCGCCTTCGCTTCAGTTGAGGAGAGCGGCGTCAATACGCGCCTGCAACTGCTGCTGAACGACATTCGTCGCTGTGCCGACGAAGTCAAGAAGGCGGGCGGTGACACTGTCGTGATTGCTGGTGACGTGTTCCACGTTCGCGGCAGCATCGCGCCGTCGGTCCTCAACCCGACGCTCGACACGTTCCGCGATTTGATCCGAGAAGGCGTGCGGTTCGTGGTGCTGGCGGGCAACCATGACCTCGAAGGCAAGGAGTCGAACCGTCTCGGCAGCGCCATCACCGCGCTCGAAGGCATCGGCTGCAATGTTGTCAACACCCACAGCGCCGGACTGATGATGTTGGACCGCACGGTGCTGATCCCCTGGACGCAGAAGATCGATGAACTGAAGGTGCGAATCGAGAAGGCGCGTGACGCCGACCCGAGACCTGAAGAGGTCGATCTGATCCTGCATGCGCCCATCGACGGCGTGATCATGGGCCTGCCCGATCATGGGCTCAGTCCGACATGGTTGAGCGCGCAAGGGTTTCGCCGCGTCTTCTCCGGTCACTACCATCACCACAAGCGCTTCGGCAACGTCTGGTCGATTGGTGCGCTCGCGCACCACACCTGGAGCGACGTGGGCACGAAGGCGGGCTTTCTCGTCGTTGGCGACGAGGTCAAGTGGCACAAGTCGCACGCGCCCGAGTTCGTGGAAATCAATGGCGCAACCGACCCGGATGACATCCCGCTGCTGGTCGATGGCAACTACGTGCGCGCCAAGATCAACTCGACCAAGCAAAAGGACGTGGAGGAGCTTCGGGCCTACCTGACCAGTTGCGGCGCGAAGGGCGTGGTCATTCTCGCGCAGAAGGACGCAACGGTCGCCGCCCGCAGCGGTTCGACCATCAGTGCCGGCGCCTCGCTGGAGGTGAGCGTGACCGACTTCATCAAGGCGCAGAGCTACGCCAACGCGGACAAGCTCGCGATCCTGTGCAACGACATTCTGACGGAGGCCCGCGCAGCATGAAATTCCAAAAACTGACCATCAAGCACTTTCTCACCATCGGCGAAGCCAGCATCGAGCTGGATGACCGTGGCCTGCTGCTCATTCAGGGCGAGAATCAGGACGACCCCTCTGCCGAGTCGAACGGTGCCGGCAAGTCGTCGGTCGTGGATGCGCTGTGTTGGGCGCTCTACGGCACGACTGCGCGCGGCGTAACGGGTGACGCCGTCGTCAACAAGACCGCAAAGAAGGACTGCCAAGTGGCGGTCGTCATGGTCGAAGGTGACAAGGAATATCGGGTCGTGCGCTACCGCAAGGATTCGACCGCCAAGAACGTCGTGACCATCTCCGAGCGCGACCTGACGACCGGCGTCGGCGTCGATCTGTCGAAGGGCACCGACAAGGAGACGCAAGAGGTGATCAACGCCATCATGGGTTGCAGTCTCGACGTGTTCATGGCGGCCGTCTATGCGGGTCAGGAGAAGATGCCCGATCTGCCGGGCATGACCGACAAGATGCTCAAGACGCTGATCGAGGAGGCGGCTGGCGTTGAAGTGCTGACCGAAGCCTACTCGGTCGCTCGCAACCGCTATAACGCGGTGAAGGCGCATGTCGATGCGGTTGTCGGCCAGCTCTCGGCCGCAACAGCCTCGAAGGCTCGGCTTGAGGCGTCGCTCGCCGACATGGTGGCGCAATCCTTCGCTTTCGAAGGAAGCCGTCGTGATCGTGCAAAGGCCGAGCTGGCTCGCGTGCTGCCGATCAATGCGGAGATCAAGACCGCAGAAGAGGCGCTTGCAACCTGGCCGGCGCGTGCAGACCTTCAGTCCGAGCTGGACGCCATCGACACGAAGCTCAGGGCGCACAAGGCCGAAGAGGCGCAGCACAACAAGCTCGTCGCCGAAGCGGCCCTGCTCGACAAGCATCTGGCCGCTGCCAAATCCACCATCGCGATGAAGAAGAACTCCCTCGCCAACGCCGAAGAGGGGCTCGCCCGCATCGAGGAGCAGATCGGCAAGCCGTGCGGTGAGTGCGGCAAGCCGTATTGCGAGCATGACCTGGACGCCGCCCGTCAAGCACGTCGCGAAACCATCGCCGCGCTGAAGAAGGACATGGTTAATTTCCTGACCGAGACGAAGGCGCTGATCGCGAAGGTAACCGACGCGCAGAACGCCGCCGCAACCTTCAAAGCGGGCATGACCGACGTGACCGCTGTGGCTCTGCGTCAGCGTGAGTTGACCAACCTCCTGAACAGCATCGACTCGACGTTGCAGCGCATCGATGCGAAGAAGAAGGAGATCGAGGCGATCAAGGAGCGGGCCAACCTCAAGCTGACCGAAGCGAACCCCTGGACCAAAGCCATCGAGGCGAAGGAAAAGGAGATTGCCGCGACTGCCGAAGAAATCGAGGCGCTGGAAACTCGCGTTGAAGAGCTTGAGGCGACAGCAGCGATGCTTGCTGACGCGGTGAAGGTGTTCGGCCCGGCCGGCGTTCGCGCCCACATTCTCGACACTGTCACGCCTTACCTGAACGAGCGGACGCGGGAGTATCTCGGCGCACTGGCTGACGGGAACATTCACGCGACGTGGGCCACGCTCTCCAAGACCGCGAAGGGTGATCTGAAGGAGAAGTTCAACATTGAGGTGACGAACGACAAGGGCGCCGAGTCCTTCGCGGGCCTGTCGGGCGGTGAGAAGCGCAAGGTTCGCCTGGCGACCGCGATGGCTCTGCAAGACATGGTGGCGAGCCGGGCCACGAAGCCTATCGACATCTTCATCGCCGACGAGGTCGATCATGCGCTGGACGAGAGCGGCCTGGAGCGTCTGATGGGCGTGCTGGAGCGTAAGTCTCGCGAGCGCGGCACTGTGCTGGTGATCAGCCACAACAGTCTCGCCGATTGGTGCGACAACATCATCACCGTCACCAAGAAGGGTGGTTTGGCAACCGTCGATGGAGCAATCGCGCATGGCTATTAAGGACGACTGGGCCGACTTCATCGCCGGCGCGGCAGAAAGGCTCCTGGAGTCCCGCAAAGGCGGGAAGCCGGACCCTGACAGCTTCGTGGAACTCATGAAGACGACGCCGGTCGTCATGCTCTCCAAAATGTTCGAAGCCCCAAAGCTCACCCGTGAGCGACGTGGCAAATCCACGTTCAGCGAGGCGTTCGCGGACTTTTTGAACACGCCCGGCTATAGTTCTGAAGACGCTGGTAAGGCGGGCGGGCATGACGCCTACATGGAGCAGTTGCGTCTCAAGGGCAAGGCTCCACTTTCGAAACCATTCAACCCCGGCAAGGAGGCCGACACATTCACCATGAGCGAAGAAGCCAAACTCGCAACGGAACTTGACGACGTTGCCGACCACATCACGAAACACTTTCTGGAGTCGCCGACAAAGCTGATGCTCAATCAGCCAACTAAGCTGACGGTGAAGCGTGCAACAGGGCAGTTCAGTCAGAAGCCGCACATCGGCGGCGAGGAGTTCATTCCCGTTCGAGCATACGTCGGCAAGCGCGGTCAACTGATCTACGCCATGCGTCCAGCTGACGCGGCCGACTACGTCGAAGCGGAGTTTTCCGAGAAGCAGGCGAACGAGCTGTTCGACGACTTTGCGGCTTACATGAGGCTCGCGCCCGATCTGCGCGACATGGTGGCCGAAGCGAAGAAGGCTGCGGCTGACGCTGCCGAGCGCGAGAAGCTCGCCGGCAAGGCCGAACAATACGCCGAACTCGGGTTCGGCTCCTGGTAAGGAAGTGGTATGAACACGATCAAGATTTTGGGCATCGACCCGGCGCTCAACAACTTCGGGTTGGCTCAGGCGACGCTCGACCTGGACACGCTCGACATCCGCATCGACAACCTGCTGCTGCCGCAGACCGGCAGCGAAAACGCCAAGACGGTGCGCAAGAACTCGGACGACCTGCGTCGGGCCAAGTTTCTTCATGACAGCATGGTGGAAGCCTGCAAGGGCGCTTCGTTCGCCATCGCCGAAGTGCCGGTCGGCTCGCAGTCGGCCCGCGCAATGGCGTCCTACGGCATCTGTGTGGGTGTGCTGGCTGGCTGTCCGATCCCGCTGATCCAGGTCACACCTTCCGAGGTGAAGCTCGCGGCGGTGGGCTACAAGACCGCCACGAAGGACGAGATGATCGAGTGGGCGATGAACAAGTATCCATACGCCAACTGGCTCATGCGCAAGAGCAAGGGGCAGATGGTGCCGGTCAACGATAATGAGCATCTGGCTGATGCCGTTGCGGCCATCGAGGCGGGCATCAAGACCGAGCAGTTCAGGTCGGCTATCTCGATCCTGCGCGGCCTCAAAGCTGCCTGAAGCAGTAAGTCATCACTGACTATAATCAAAGCACACAATCGCTGGAGAGCATGATGCGCGGATACATCGAAAAGTATGAAGTCCAACAGCCTGCATTTCAGGAGGTCACGACGGCATTCGGCGCTGTCGGCCGCTTCCCGACAGGCAGGCCGCAGATCAGGCTCTCGATTGTGCTCGACGCAGCGCTTGAAGACGTGGACGATCAGCACTTTCTGGAAAGCATTCAGGAAGGCGTCCGCGAGTCGTTCTCGATGTGCGCGGAAGTCCGATCGTCAGGCCCGTCAAGAACCCCTCGCCAGCGCTTGTGGGCGACCACCCGCAGACGGCTGGCGATACGTGGTAGCTGGCATGCTTATATGGTCAGTCACCACTGACTCAGCTAAACTTGCCGCCCTTTTTCCAAAAAAACACTCACGACAAGGAGAAGTCATGTCTTCACAACTGACCCCGGCACGTTCCTACGCTCAGGGGATCGGTGATGCCGTAGCCGACCGCACCATCAACCGCAAGATCGTGCGTCCGGTTCCTCTGTATTACCGCACCATTGACCTGCCTCGCCGCGATGACATGGCGCTCGACCATGAAGTTGCCGAGTGGTGCAAGTCCAACAACCTCGTCATCGACGGCTACGAAGTGCCGTATGGCGACGATCTGATCGTTCGCTGCAAGCTCGCTGTGGTTGGCGAAATCGAAGTGGAGAAGTGGGAAGACGTGGCTCGTCGCGTCTCTGTTGGCTCCGTCATGCTCGACCCGCGTGGTCCGTCGGCTCGTGGCAAGGAGTTTGAGCGCATGCACCATCACATGCGCCAGGCTTCGATTCTGATGTCGGGCCGCCACCTGCAACATGGCGACGAAACGCAGCCGACCCGTCCGATGGAAGTCTTTACCAATTGCGGACGCTACGACACCGAGGTCATGACGCTTGAAAGGGGCGTTGTGAAGATTGGCGAAGTGGTTGGTGAACTGCTCACCGTTCGCACTGCTGATGGCGAATGGCGTCCCGCGAAGTTTAACGAACATGGCGAACAAAAGCTCTACGAGCTGACGTTTGTCGGCAAAAACGGTCGCGGCAAGCGTGTTGTTCATTTCACTCGCAACCATCGCTGGCTGCTGAAAGACGGCACCTTCACCGACAACATTCAGGTTGGCGATGTGCTGATGCCAGCTCCAACACACACGGTTCGCGACCCCGCCGCCGTGGTGCATGGGTTGATTTTTGGCGACGGAACCGCGCACAAAGGTCGTCGCGACGGCGGTCGTCCTGGCATCAGCGTTGGGCGCACCTACGCCAGCATTCGCGTCTGCAAGCAAGATGCGGTGCGCGATGAAATTCACGCCATTCTGGACGACGCTGGTTATAGCTACACAACCCCGTCTCACGCTAAGGGCGACCGCGTGTATTACATCGGAAAGTTCGAATACGCGAAAGAGTTGCCTTTTACCCGCGATCCAGACTACATCGCTGGTTTCATTTATGGCTGGTGGCTGGCGGACGGTCACAAAACAGAACCAAACGGAACATGGACGATCAGCACGTCGGATACGCTCGCGTCCGATTGGTTGAAGGAGCACTCGGTTGTCGCCGGTCTGTCCGTCGTTTCTTGTTGTGTCAAGCAGCGCAAGGAGGGCGATGGCTCTTTCGCAAATGGCAAGGATCTGAATGTGATCCGCCTTCGTGAAGGTGTCGAATGGAAACTTTCCTCCATCGAGGAAGGTGAGATCGAAAAGGTTTACTGCCCGGAAGAGCCTGTTACGTCGACATTCGTGCTTGCCAATGGTCTGCTGACTGGCAACTGCTCGACCGCTGCGGCTTCATTCCTGACCTTCTACCTGCTGCTGAACGGCTCCGGCGTTGGCCGCGCCTACGACGACGCGATGATGGTTGTCGATCTGTCCTACCTGCCCATCGTCGTGCCGGTCATCGACATGACGCACAAGGACGCGCAGAGCGGCGAAATCAACGTGCTGGATCGCTGCAACGCCGAGCATTTGTATGCCGGTCGCACCATCCATGTCTTTGAAGTGCCCGACAGCCGCGAAGGTTGGGCGAAGGCGCTTGAGAAGATGGAGCTGATGGCGTTTCAGCGCATCTTCCGCGAGGACGTTCTGCTGCTCGACTTCTCCAAGGTTCGCCCGCGCGGCGCTCCGATCATGGGCATGCAAGGCCGCCCGGCGTCTGGCCCCGGCCCGCTGATGACTGCAATCTCCAACGTGGCAAAACTGCGGGATGCCGGCATGGCGCCGTGGCGTGCTGCGATGTATGCAGACCACTACCTCGCCGAATGCGTCCTGGTTGGCGGCGCCCGCCGTGCTGCCCGCATGGCGACGAAGTATTGGCGTGACGAGACGGTGCTGGACTTCGTTCAGGTCAAGCGCGGTGGCTTCCTGTGGTCGAGCAACAACAGCGTGACCGTGGATTCGGAGTTCTGGCGTCATGTCGAAAACGAACTGAACGGCGTGCATAGCCACGATCCGTATCAGGAAGAAGAGCAAAAGCATGCTTTTGCTGTCTTCAAAGCCATCTGCGAGGCGGCCTACTTCGACAAGACTGGCGAGCCGGGCATCATCAGCGTGGACAAGCTGACCTGGAACGAGGAGGGCATCGACGCACTGGCTGACGGCGACTTCGCCAAGAGCGAACGCTATGCGCTGGAACCCGAGACGCTGGACCTGACCAAGTCGCTCTACAACGCCTGGCGCTCGTGCGACTACCTGACGATCACCAACCCCTGCGGTGAGATCGTCCTCGGTTCGCTCGGTGGCTACTGCGTGATCGCGGACGTGGTGCCGTTCCATGCAACCAGCGCCTTCAAGGCCAAAGGTGTGGAGCAGTCGGACTTCGCGCTGTGGGATGACGACGCTGAAGACGCTTTCCGCACCGCTACCCGCGCGCTGATCCGAACCAACCTGATGAACAGCCTCTACGGCAAGGAAGTCAAGCGCACCAACCGGATCGGCGTCGGCATCACGGGCCTGCACGAGTATGCGTGGGCGCGGTTCGGCTATGGCTTCCGCGACATCATCAACGAAGAGAAGGCGAAGGACTTCTGGCTGACCCTGTCGCGTTTCAAGCGTGCTGTGCAGCAGGAAGCCGAAGCCTACTCGAAGGAGCTTGGCGTGGTGGTGCCGCACACCAACACGACCATCAAGCCGGCTGGCTGTGCTTCGCTGGACACCGCCATCAAAACGACCGAAGGCGTGCTGACCATGCGCGAACTCTTTGCCAAGCATGGCGTGACCGAAGAGGCACTGCGCGGCATGGGGGACGGCACCTGGATCGAGCCGACCGTCAAGACGATGGTCTTGGACGAAGGCAACGTCGAGCGTGAAGTCACCAAGCTCTATCTCAATGGCGTGAAGCCTGTTTATGAGATCGAGTTCGAGGACGGCACTGTGGTCAAGCTGACCGGCAATCACAAGCTCAAGACGGTGGCCGGCGAGTGGAAGCGGGTCGATGAACTGACCGAATCCGACGAGATTCTCCAGTTCTAAGCAGTTGTAGTTCCAGCGGGTTTAATGTATCATAAATAAGTCATTGGTGACTGGATTGATGATTATGTATAGACCCGCTGGACACTACAAATACCGCCCGAACACCAAGAGGCTCTACGAGGAGCATTACGGCGTGACCATTCCTGACGATTACGAGGTGCATCATGTTCTGCCTGAAAGGCTTGGCGGAACGCACGACATAAGCAATCTGACGGTTTTGCATTGGACTGACCACGCCCTTGCTCACCTGGAGCTTTACGAGAAGTTTGGCGATCCGCGTGACCTGTGCGCTTACCACATGATTTCTGGCCGCAACCGCGACGCTCACCTTGTTGCCTGCTCGATGGGTGGCAAGAAGTCGCAAGAGGCAAAGAAAGCGCGTGGTGAAGCAAATGGGTTCCAGCTTTTTGACGAAGAGAAGCGCAAGGCCGTTGCTGCGAAGGCTGGCTCGATTGGCGGCACGAAGCAAAGGCAACTCGGCATTGGTATTCACGTCGATGAAGAAACTCGCCGCGAATGGGCCAGGCTAGGCGCTCTCGCTGTCATTGAGAAGAATGGATTCACGGACGCGGCCCGCCAAGCAGAGCGTGGGAAGAAGGGTGGCGTGAAAAACAAAGGTGCGCGTTGGTATAACGATGGCGTGACGCTATTCAAATACACTGCCGCGCAGCAAGAAGTGGAATCGTTTGACGACTTCATTGCCAGAACAGGTTATAAGAAAGGACGTTTGAAAAATGAAAATCAAGAGCATTAAACAGGTTGCGCCGGAACTGACGGTGGATATTGAGGTGGCTGAAACCCACACCTACCAACTGTCCAACGGCTGCGTATCTCACAACACCACCAGCAAGCTGTTCGGGCTGACTGAAGGCGCCCATCTGCCGTCAATGCGCGAGTTTCTGCGTTGGGTGCAGTTCCGCAACGATGACCCGCTGGTCTTCGACTATGCCGAAAAGGGCTACCCGGTTCGCAAGCTGAAGACTTACAGTGGCACGACCATCGTCGGTTTCCCGACCGTTCCGCTGATCTGCCAGCTCGGGATGGGCGACAAGCTCGTGACCGCAGCAGAAGCGACCCCGGAAGAGCAGTATCAATACCTGCGGCTTCTGGAGAAGTATTGGATCGTGGGTGTGGCCGAAGACGGCGTGACGCCGCTGGAAGACCGTGGCAATCAGGTCAGCTACACGCTGAAATACGATCCGAAGGCTGTGAGCTTCGAGGAGTTCAAGAGCACGCTGCTGGAAGGGCAATCGACCATCCGCTGCTGCTCGGTGATGCCGCAGACCGACACGTCGGCCTACGAGTATCAGCCCGAACAGCCGGTGACGAAGCATGAGTTTGAAATGATTGCGGCCGCCATCACGGCGTCGGTCAAGGAAGACATCGGTTTCGAGCACATCGACTGCGGTTCTGGAGCCTGCCCAGTGTCTTTCAACGAAAACGAAGCTGCCGCATAACGATAAGTCAGCGGTGACTATAATATAAGAGCAACGGGCAGAAATGCCCGTTCTCTTTCTGGAGATTCGGAAGTGCCAAGACTGGCTTTGGTCGAGTGTGTAAAAGGCACCGACACGATGAGGATTGCCGTCTTTGATGGAAAAAACAAGCTGGAGGACGTGACCTTCAGCGCAAATCTGGTTCCTGGAGAGGTTGAGGCGATGCGCCGTGACCACGAAGGGTTTCTCGGCACAGTCGAAGACTGTCGTGACAAGAAGGGGGTGGTATGAACAAGGCAAAAGTTCCGCTGGTTGCGGTCGTGATCGGCCTGCTGCTGACGGCGTGTTCGCAGCAGGAGCAGTTTCCGGTCGTCACGCAGGATGGTCAGATTCAGGCGCCTGCACCGGCGGCTCAATCGTCGGTTGCTGCGCCGCAGGCGCCGCAGGCGCAGCAGTCGAGCGACAGCGGCGTGTCCGACATGCTGCTTGGCGGCATGATCGGCTACATGCTCGGTGGCGTAGGTGACTCGCGCGAGCGCGTTGTGGAGCATCACTACTACAGCCCGCCGACAGTCACTCAATCCACCGTGCGGCCCAAGCCTGTCGCCAAGCCTGTCGCCAAGCCGGCGCCGAAATACACCTACAGGCCGGCGCCTGCGCCGCGCTCGTTCAGCTACAGCCGGTCTGGCCGGCGCTAACCACAGGAGAACCACATGAACAAAAAGGAAGCCAAGCAATGATCGAGGCAAAGGTCATCGCGGACAGCATCAGCGGCGAGGGCAAGCGTCTGACAACGTTCCAGTTGCTCTACCCGCGCTTCATCCATTCGGAGCTGATGACGCACCGGGTCTTCAGCCGCAACGCCAGCAGCTCGCGCGCCATCCCGGTCAAGCGAATGCTGGAGATGGTTCGTAGCGGGCCTGCCAAGCCTGTGCATTGGGGTAAGAACCAGCCCGGCATGCAGGCGCGCGAAGAGCTGGAGCAGCCACACAAGATTCGCGTGCAGTCGCTCTGGCAAGAGGCGGCAGAGGCGGCCGCCGCCATTGCTGAGAAGATGGCGGAGGAGGATGCCCACAAGCAGATCGTCAATCGCATTCTGGAGCCGTTTCAGCACATCAGCGTCGTGCTGACGGCCACCGAGTTCGACAACTGGTTCGAGCTTCGGGCGCATGAGGACGCGCAGCCTGAAATCTACGTGCTGGCAAAGCAGATGAGGTTGCGGATGTCCAGGTCGCAGCCGAAGCTGCTGCAACCGGGCGAATGGCATCTGCCCTACGTGACGGAAGCGGACTACGACAGCGTGGCTCGCTATCGCAAGGAAGCGATGGGCATGACTGACGTGGAAGCCTGGGACGATGACGAGATCACCAAGATGCTGCGTCAGGTGTCTGCCGCTCGCTGCTGCCGCGTCTCCTACCTCAAGCACGACGGCACCGCGTCGAGCGTCGATGAAGACCTGGCGCTGTGTGATCGTCTGGTCGGCGCCCGTCCGCTGCATGCCAGTCCGTTCGAACACCAGGCGACACCGGACATCATTGTCCCTGGCAGTCGCATGGAAATGGCGCGCTGGGAAAAGCCGTATCTGCACGGTAACTTAGTAGGCTGGATTCAGCACCGGAAGCTTGTCGAGCGCCAGTTCTGGTCCTGACCTCAACCTGTAACATTCATTCATCACTGACGTAGTCAAAGGAGCAAGCATGTTTGCAAAGAAAACCGTCGCGTCCGTTCTGGCTGCCTTCAACAAGGCGCTGGACGACCTGAAGAGCGTCGAACAGGAGGCGCAGCGTGAAGCTGCTCGCCAGGCGCAACTGATCGAAGAGGCCCGCGCTGCGCACAACGCTGCCATCGCTGAGGCCACTCATGCTCGCGATGTCGCAGCCAAGCTGCTCGACATCGTTTCGCCCAACGTGACCAACATGACCGTGGCCGAGCTGGCGAAGGAGTGTGCGTGATGCGTGTCCAGATCAAGCTGCTCGACCCGCGCGTCGCAGTTCC